GTTTGCCTGCGCCCAGCACGCAAAAGCCTGATCCCATAGTTGTCACTGACGGCATGACCGGCAAGGACGTTGAGATTGACGCGCCTGTGTACGGTGGCTTTTTGCCCTTTGCCAAGGGCGGCTACGTAAAAAAGTCTGATGGGTCGGCAAGGGATGGGCTGGCTCGCTTTCAGGAAGGCGGTGAGGTTAGTGGTCGCAGGCCGCTGAGTCCGAATGATCCGTTGTACATCACTGAGGATGCGCCTGTTAATCTAGATGAGCTACGGCGCCGGCAGCTGGGGGATGTTGCTCCCGCAGCCGATGCGCAGTTGCCGCTAGACGAACTGCTGCGTCGTCAGCTGGAGGGTATCGACAACACGCCGTCAGCGGCGCGCACGGGCCCCTCGCAGCAGAGCGAAAGCCGCAACATGCTGCAGAACATTGTCGCTGGCGCTAAGCAGATCCCCGGCACTGTCTTTGACTACGGCAGGGGCATTGCGCAGAGCGAAAATCCCTTGGCACAGATTCGTTCTGATGTTGGTGCTATGGGCGGGGCGATGATAGAGGGCGCCAAGCAGGATCCATTGGGCTTTGCTTTGGACATGACGCCAATTATCGGTGAAATACGATCTGGCATGGACGCGAAGAAATACTCGGACATGGCTAATGAGGCGGAGGCTGCGGGCAACACGGCGCTTGCTGACAGCTACCGGCAGATTTCCACGATGGCAGCGGCGGGAGCGGTTCCCTTTGGCGGCATCGGCGCTCGCGGCGCGCGGCGCGCGGCAATGAGTGATATGGCTGATGTGCCGCCAGACAGCGCCAGAGGGATGCTGGACGCGCTAACGCCTGAAGCTGACATTGATGGCCCAAGAACACCCGGCGAAGACGTTGACGCCTTGACTGCACTGGACGAGCCGCCGGCAGGCAGTGCTGCGGCGATGTTGGATGAGGTGGATGGTCCGAATCTTGTGGCAGCTAATCCAGACGCCAAGGGCCATGCGCTGCCATCTCTGCTTCTGGTTGAGGGAACTGGGGGGAAGGCAACCAATCCAGTTACGCAGGCGTTTACTCCTCAAAACAAAGCACAGAACTTTGAAAACATCGATTTGGTTGAGTCTCAAAACCCAAGCGCTCTTATGTCTCGTGATAATTGGCTGAGAGCGGAAGAGCAGGCGTTTGGTGGCGATTACTTGCCAGCGCCTCCGGACACAGCAATCAAGTATGCTCAGGAACCGGCAAGGCTTGCAGCTACGCTTGATAGATTAAGTCCAGATATGAAAAAGAGCGTTGATGAGGGGCTCTCTTACGTTTCTGAAATAAAGAATTTATACAATTCTAAGATAGCTCCGCCATCTATGACTGGCAGACTTTTTGTATGGGGAATTTTGTCTCGTGGCGTTGGACCAGCACCACAAGAAGGCGCATTTCTTGATTTGCTGAATAATGCCGGCCCGTTTATTGATAAGGCGGTGAAAGGGCAGTTTACAGAAGCGGACATTGATGCGTGGAAGCAAATGGTGTCAAGGTCCCTTCCAGAGGGCTCCCCCGGAAAGTCGTCTACGATGAATTCAAATGCGGCTGGAAATCTTTTGTATCAATTGGGACAGAGCGCTGATGGCGGTCCTTCTCCCCTAAATAAGTTGCACGAAATCTTGTCAGACCCGCTTCGCACGGGGCGCGACTTTCGGAGGGAGTTTTTTAACCTGACTCAAAACCCCGGAATTGATAACAAGGTCGTATCATTTATTGCTCTGGTGGCAGGCAAGCCTGACATGCTTGTGATGGACAGGATTCAGTCTCGTAATCTTTGGGACGATGGCAGATATGGCGGGAAAAATATTTATGACGGCATTGACAAAGGCGGTTTGAGCGGGATTTTAGGCGGGCCTCGTGGAGTTATGGTAACAGAGATGATGGAAGATGGACTCTCTGATTCTGTTCAAAAAGCTTACGCAATGGTTGGCAGGCCAGAGGATGCCAGCATTTCTAGAATGCACTGGGAAACGTGGCTTATTGGTAGTAGTCAGCCAGTATCGCATAGCACTTTACAGGCAGTTAGGAGCGGAGAGGCTATTGGTCAATCCGTGACAGAGGGCAAGAGAAATACGTTCTCATCTGGGATGACTTATAGGCAGGCCATTAACGGTTCCATTGTTGAATATCCACTGTCTGACGGCAGCATTGTGCGGATGACTCCTACGCGACAAAAAGAGTTTGAATCCTTTATCAAAGACCCAAAAAACGGTATAGTCCCGCGCGGATTTAAAGTATCAGAATCAACCGATATTCCTTGGTTTCAGCAACCAACGGTAAACAGAGAGGCTCTTGACAATGCAGCAAGACAATTTGAAAACGCAAACCCCGACGGAAGTCTTAGATCGGGCGATGCTCGGGATATTGAAGGTGGGAGCTCCGTTTCTGGGAGACGCGCCCAGTTCCTCAACAACTTCAGAGCAGACCAGCAAAGGATCTACACCGCTGGACGAAATGCGCTCGGCGATAGCATTGGAGACAGTAGCGAAGCACCCGGGCCTTACCGTAGAGAAAGTGCTGATGCAGATGGCGTCGATGGGCTTCTAAGTTTTGTGCCGGATACTGATGCGTACACTCAGTATCAATCAGCAGGACTTAGTCTTCCTGCCATTCGGCAAGTGGACTCGGCAGGAAGTGCTACGTCTTACAATGCAGATATGATTTCGGCAATGGCGAAGAACCCATTCTCCGCTCAGGTAGAAATAAAAAGCGCAGAAGATCTTGCGGCGTCCAGATTATTTAGAACAGACTCTGGCAGTGGTTTTGCGATTAAGCCAGACGGGGATGTGGTTGCTGTTTTCGCCACACCAAGCGAACCAAAAGGCGGTGCTTATGGCATGCTTCAAGCTGCAGTTCAGGCAGGAGGTCGTAAGCTCGATGCATTTGATACCTATCTTCCGGGCATCTACGAGCGCGTGGGTTTTCGTCCAGTAGCCAGATTGCCGTGGAACGATGAATATGCTCCACCCGGGTGGAATAAAGAAACTTTTGCTGAGTACAACAACGGCGAGCCAGACGTAGTATTTTTTGTTCACGATCCAGAATACTTTGGTGGTGCCAAAGACGTCCCTGTTGTGAATGAATACGATCAGGCGGTAGCTCTGCAGGATCAGGCGCTGGCACAGCTGTCTGGCAGAGCGCAAGGATTCGCCCGTGGCGGCAGCGTCAAGAAAACCTCCTCGCGTCGCATGCTAGAGAACCTCATTGGAAAAAAGCCTGAAGGCCAGCGCGTTGATGCGACTGGCCTGCTTGGCTTTGCCAATGGAGGAGAGGCTCGTGTAGGCGGCAGCGCCCCAGCAGTTGCTGGCCGCACGGGCAGGGCTGCTCAACTAGCAGCACAAAGGGCAGACGAACCACAGACTGAGAGTCGCGCCATGCTGGAGCGTTTAGATGCGGCCACGCCTGTTGAGCGCGCCGTGTTTGAATCAACGGGCATGGAGCCGGGGCTGGACAGAGCCATGATGTTACCCTTTGCGGGTAGCCGTGAAGAGGGCAACCTGCAGCTTGCCGCGCCGGGCTTTGTCTACGATGCAGCAAGGGCGTTTGTTACCCCGGGCATGGCCGCCAGAGGTCAGCAGGTGTCGGATGAGGACATCCTTAACACTGCCATGAACGTCATGGGCGGCGGCGTAGGCGCAAGTCGAGTTGCAGGCCCCAGAACCGCTCCGGACGAAATGCTGCTGGGTATGGGGGTTGGGTCGAGAGACACACCAACCGCCGCTGACGACCTTGCTGCGTTGACGGAGCGGGTCCCTTCTCCAGCAACAAAAAACGTAGAAGAAATATTTAACTTAGACCAAAGGGCTACAAACGCAGATTTGCCAAAAAGCAGAGACACACTAGTGTTTATGTCACCTGATGATTTCCTTGCTATGGCCGCTCCAACCAGAGCCGACTATAGTTTTACCTCTAGTGAGGGAAAAGAAAAAACAAAATCTATTCTTGCGGGCATACAAAAAGGGGATCTTATTGATGTTCCACACTTAAAAATATTTGATAAAGATGGTGTGGCACAGGTAGAGGGGCATGACGGCAGGCATCGTGCTGCACTAATGAAGGAGCTTGGATACGATAGAATGCCGGTAATAATAAACTCTCACCGTATTAGATGGGCTGACCAGTTAAAATCTGGTAGAGACCAGATAGAAGGTTCGTGGCCCACCGTATTAAGATCTGAAAAAGACCCTTGGGGTAAGATTAATAAAGAATCTCGTGATATCCCGTTTCCTGTAAAAGATCCAAGACCTAGTGCAGACGACCTTGCTGCGTTGACGGCTAAGGCTCCCACAGACACGCCGGAGTTTAAGAATTTTTTTGGTGAGAGCAAAGTGGTGGATGCTAAGGGCAAGCCAATGCAGGTCTACCACGGGACTAGCTCTGACTTTACGGTCTTTCGTCCATCCGAAGACGGGCGGCTTGGTCGCGGTATTTATTTAAGCTCCGAAGAGCGTTTAGCCAAGGGCTTCCGAGGAGCTGACAAGTTGATGCGTCTTTATGTGTCAATGCAAAATCCTGCGTATGAGTACGACCTTATCCCAGAGAGAGTTGGGAATAAGATGAAAGGTGACGAGTACGAGAAAGAACTGCACAATCGCGCTATTGGGGGCGGTTTTGATGGGATTATTAAAGGTAGCTCTACGGACGTTTTTGGTAATCCAAGAACCTCAGATAGCTGGGGTAATTTTGTGGTGTTCAACCCCACCCAGATCAAATCCGCCATCGGCAACGAAGGCACCTTTGACCCGACTAACCCAGTAATTACCAAAGCCAAAGGCGGCGCAGTCACCAAGAACAACGTAGAACGCATGCGCAACGATAATCGAAAGTATCTTTAGGACACCGACATGCCCATAGACAAGGTAGTAAATCTAGCCCCGAACTCCGACATCATTGAATTTGATGAAGACGACGGTCAGGACATTGAGATCATCATTGAGGATGACGGCAGTGCTCTGATTGAGATTGGCATGGGCGATGAGGAGCAGGGTTTTTACGACAACCTTGCGGACAGCATCGATCCGCAGGATCTTGGGCACATCTCCATCACGCTGCAAGCTCTGTTCGACGCGGACAAGAGCTCTCGCGGGCAGTGGGAGGAGATGTACGCCAAGGGTTTGGACCTGTTGGGCCTGCGGATGGAGGATCGCACACAGCCGTTCCGTGGCGCGTCGGGCGTGGTGCATCCAATGCTGACTGAGGCCATCATCCAGTTCCAAGCGCAGTCGTTTAAGGAGCTGATGCCGGCGGGTGGTCCTGTGCGAACGCAGACACTGGGCAAGGAAACTCTGGATAAAGTCCAACAGGCTGCACGTGTACAGGATTTTATGAATTACCAGATCACGGCTGTGATGAAGGAGTACACGCCGGAGTTTGATCAGCTGCTGTTTTACACCGGATACGGCGGCTCTACCTTCAAAAAGGTGTACTACGACTCGCAACTTGGCAGGATGGTCAGTCGTCTGGTGCTTGCCGATGACCTTTACATCCCCTACCACGGCTCGAGCGTGATTTCTGAGTGTCGGCGCATCACGCACCGCATTGCGATGGACTCAAACGAGTTTAAAAAGCGTGTTTACGCGGGTGAATACATTGATATCGAGGTGTCTCCTGACGGTTCTGGCATTTCGCAGGATCAAATTGGTGCCACCATTGACCGAATTACCGGCATGCAGTCTGCTGGCGAGCCAGAAGAGATCGCTTTGCTGGAGTTTCACGTCGATTTGGACATCCCCGGCTACGAAGATGTGGACGAGGACGGCGAACCGACGGGCATTAAGCTGCCGTATGTGGTTACAACCGACGAAACCAGTGGTCGAGTGATCAGTGTGCGTCGAAACTGGGCAGAAGAAGACCCTCTGCACCTTAGAATTGAGTATTTTGTGCATTACATGCTGGTTTCTGGCCTCGGTGCCTACGGTTTGGGCTTTGTGCACCTGATTGGCGGCCTTTCTAAGACTGCAACCTCTGCACTTCGTCAGTTATTGGACTCTGGCACGCTTTCCAACCTGCCTGCGGGATTTAAGGCCAAGGGCGCGCGCATCGCGGACGACGACAAGCCCATCCAGCCGGGTGAATGGCGTGATATTGACGCTGGTGGGGCTGAACTGGCCTCATCACTGCTGCCGCTGCCCTACAAAGAGCCCAGCCAGACCCTATTTGCGCTGTTAAGCTTCACCGTGGACGCCGGCAGACGTCTTGCCAGCATTGCAGACATGCAGGTAGGCGACGCCAACCAGCAAGCGGCAGTGGGCACCACCCTTGCGCTGCTTGAGCGCGGCTCAATGGTGATGAGCGCCATCCACAAGCGCCTGTACTACGCACAGACGCAAGAGTTTGAGATGCTTTTCCGAGGTTTTGGTCAGTACTTGCCCCCCGAGTACCCCTATGATGTACCGGGAGCGTCTCGTTTAATCAAGCAGTCTGACTTTGACAACAAGGTTGCCGTGCTGCCCGTTGCTGACCCCAATATCTTCTCCGCTGCGCAGCGCATCACCTTGGCACAGACCCAGCTTCAGCTGGCGCAGAGCGCGCCAAACATGCACAACATGTACGAGGCGTACTACCGGGTTTACCAGTCGATGAACGTGAGGGACATCGACGGCATTCTGAAGACCCAGACCAACCAGATGCCCAAGGACCCGGCAAGCGAGAACATCGATGCGATTGACGGCAAGCAGCTCAAGGCGTTCGCCGGCCAGCAGCACGACTCGCACATTGCCTCGCACCTGATCATGGGGCTCTCGCCCTTGGTGCAGGGCAACCCGCTGGCCGCTGTTGAGTTGCAGAAACACGTCATGGAGCACGTTAAGCTCAAGGCAGAAGAAGACGCCGAGGCCGAGCTGTTCCGTCAGTACGGCAGCGACCCTGACCGCATGGTCTCCGACATGCAGCGTGAGGCGATGATCTCGCTCAACATTGCCCAGTACCTGATGGACGTCAAGGCGATGCAGACAACGCTCTCTGGCGAAGGCGCAGGCGCACCTGACCCGGTCATCGCGCTCAAGGAGCAGGAGCTTCAGCAGCGCGCGGCGAAGGATCAGGCTGAAATACAGCTCAAGCAAGAGGGATTGAAGAACGAGCAGATGCGCATCCAAGAGAGCTCACAGGCCAACGACGAGCGCATTGCCTCGCAGGAAAAGATCGCTCAGGGGCGCTTTGAAGTTGCCCGCGAGCGCATAACCACGCCCAAACCAACGGCGCAATAGGAGCAATGATGCGGTCATCCAGCAAGGACAAGTCACGCACAAAGAGCAAGATAGCAAAAACCGATAGAGAACTTGGGATAAAGGACGGGGGTGTAAGAAAACCGAGAATAATCAAAAAACGAGACGGAAACAACGATGTAAAGATCTACTAACGCTGCTTGACGCCTTTCAGACGGTGGCGACTACCTTCTGCTTACATGGAAATGACCATGCTCACTTTTGCTGAAAAAGTACTGAAAGAAATGAGGAAGATAGAACACGACACGCAGCAGCTTGTGCTGGGTGGGAGTGTCAGCGACATGGAGAGATATAGGTATCTGATGGGGCGGTTAGAGGGTATTCGACTTTCAGAAAGTATTGTGAAAAGCGAACTTGATAAGCACTCAGAGGACTAACCTATGCAACCAAAGCTGACAGCTCTAGAACAGAAATGGGCAGACGATAAGGCCAACCAAAAACCCTCGCTGAACGATGCCTACACAGATGATGGCACTGTTCCAGAAAGCGGTCTCACACAAAGCGTCTTAGACTTGATACCGCAACCGACAGGGTGGCGCCTTGCGCTGCTTCCTTACCGAGGTGCCGGAACGTCAAAGGGCGGCATTGTGCTGACCAAAGAAACAACTGAACGCACTCAACTGGCAACCAACGTGGGCTATGTGCTCAAGCTTGGACCACTCGCCTACGCGGACGAAAGCAAGTTCCCCGACGGCGCATGGTGCAAACCCGGTGACTGGGTGGTGTTTGGTCGTTACGCG